NGGTATCGTTAGCCAGATATCCACTTCTCTCAGCATGTTGATCCAATTCGGAACAATGCCACCTGTAGAAGTTCAGGGGCCCCCGAGGGTTACCCCTTGGTCGAGCCCTAGCGCCATCGGCAAATTCCTCGTCGGCGTGTGTGGAGGCCTAGGTGATGCCTGGGCCGACACTGTCACACGGAACCGGACTACGCACATCAACGCTTTCGAGCGGTTTGGTGAATTCCCAATAGAATGGGCAATCAATAGTACCGGGGATGAGGTTTTTGAACCGGAAAGACCCACCAGAGAGGTGGGCAAGGGCAAGCGGGTCATCAATAGGCACGCTAAAGGGTACTTCCTCAAAGAGGCCGTCACTGCATGTCGGCTTCAGTTCAACGGAGTGCCCATGTCCACGAACGCCAATCTGCTGGGTGTTCGGAAGTTCCTTGCAGGTTTTTGCCAGGAACATGGGTTGACCAACCAACAATCTCTGAGGTTGGTCAATGCTGCTACACCCCTCGTGATGACGGCCAACCAAGAGGACGTCGAGTATATGAAGCTGTTCAACTGCGTGCAGCTTAATGAGAAGAGGGCTGAGTATCTTGATGCTCAGGTAGTGCACACCCCGATTCGACAACTGGTCGCTCGCCCCTTGTCCGGCGAGAAGTGGTCACAGTGGATAGCTCATCTGGGTGGGTTCAGACCTGCCACGGGCTTCCGCGTGTCCAACTAGGGGTGCCTAAGGCGTGTGCCAGGGTTTAATACTAGTATAGTTCGTGGCGAACACCCTGACATGCTGATCACGCCTAGGACAGGAAGCCACAAAGTCCGCAAAATGGGGCATGTAAATTTCATGGGGAACGGCAAGCTCTTCGGGGTCCACAATGCAAGTTTAGTCAACCTTCGAAGAGGGTTGCTTGAGCGGGTGTTCTATGTGGAGCGCGAGGGCAAGTTAGTGCCCCCCCCTGAACCCATTCCGGGCATATTTAGTAGGTTAGCGGGGTTCAAAAGCAAACTGAAGAAGATTGTAGGGACTCATTCCAGGATCAGCGACGACGCTTTCGTTGCTTTGTATCATGGCAGGAGGAACACAATCTATCAGAATGCCGTGGACTCCTTACGTATAGGTGGAGTGCAGAGGAAAGATTCATATTTGAGCACTTTCATCAAAGCTGAGAAAATACCCATCTACCGCAAGCCTGACCCTGCTCCCAGGGTGATACAACCGCGTAATCCAAGGTACAATGTGGAGGTGGGGAGGTATTTACGGCCCTTTGAGCATCATCTTTACCGAGGCATAGATGAGATTATGGGGGGACCGACTGTGATTAAAGGCTACGACGTGAACCAGATAGGAAATATCATGGAGAAAGCGTCGGGACAATTCGTCCGACCCGTAGCCGTGGGCTTTGATATGTCACGATTTGACCAACATGTGTCCTTTGACGCCCTCCAGTTTGAACATGGAGTATATTTACAACATTTTGGAGGCGACCGGTTCCTGGCCAAGTTATTGTCATGGCAATTGAACAACAAAGGGTTTGCCAACTTGCCAGAAGGGAAAGTCAAATACACCCGCCGAGGGTGCAGGATGAGTGGGGACATGAACACAGCTATGGGCAATTGCCTGCTGGCTTGTGCTATTACGTGGGACCTAATGAAGGGGATCAAGTACCGCTTGCTTAACAACGGAGATGACTGTGTGGTTATTACCGAGTCCAAGAACGTTGATTTCGTATGCAAGCAATTGGAACGATTCCGCGACTATGGGTTTACGTGCATAGCTGAGGAACCAGTGTATGAGTTGGAAAAGCTGGAGTTCTGTAATCTACATCCACTGTATGATGGCTCTTCCTGGACGGTGATGCGGAAACCAAGCGTTTCATTGGCTAAGGACACCTATTGTGTGGCAGGATGGAACAACACCAAGGATGCAGCCAGTTGGCTCAATGCCATTGGTCAATGTGGTGCAGCCATCACAGGCGGTATACCCATACAGCAAGCGTATTATCAGTGTTTAATCCGCAACTTCCCCCGGGGTGGATGGTTACAAAAACACCACCACACCATGGATAGCGGGTTGTATTGGCTTGCTCTCAAAAAGGGACGAAGCGATCCGGTTCCAGTGGCTCCTGAGGCACGCCATAGTTTTTACTTAACTACTGGCGTCACTCCGGATGCCCAAATAGCGGTGGAAGAGTACTACAATAACCTCCACCTTGCGCTCGAGTTTGAACCGGAGGTATCGCCAACCTCACTCTCGACCACCTCAGCGGACTGATTTAACGTTTGCCAAGCTCATTTATGGATCAAACAACGGAAGTTCGGGGTAGAAGCAGAAGCCGGCAGCGATCAGGGTCCAGCGACTCTCGGAAGCCAAAGAACAATAAGCAGGTGCAGGTAGCCTCGGAGGCCGTTCAGCGTCGAAATGATAAACCACTTCGCGGCCATCACGGGGGTGATTTTGTTATTGTGGCTCATACGGTCACACTCAATATTAACTTCAATATATGAGCAGAACACCCCCAGGGTAATTACCTACGCCAATCTCTTGCTTTTGTTGATCGCATATTGCTATTTCTGCTCAACCCAAAGTGTTAGCTACGTTGTCTCTCACTCAGAACCTGTAGTAAATAGTAAAGTTGTTTACATTTCTGTTGGAACTTCTCCTCCCTCTCTTCAAGTGTCGGAATGAATGGAAACGCACTCACCATCACCCAGCTCGCTAAGAAAGCCGCCACACAGGGGCGTGCCTCACTATCGAAGAATCAAAAGAAGCGGCTGGACAATGCAAACACAAACCCCATCAAGTCCGTCACACGAACCGCACGGATCTCCACAAGGAAGGTCCCTGCAGCAACCAGCACCACCATCACAAACGGGGTGCCTAACTATGCGGTTCGTCAGAACAAGCCTGTTATCCAGCATGTTGAGTTATGGGGTACTCTTATGTCAAATACTACTGAGTCCCCTGCTTATATCACCAGGACACTCAACCCAAGTGACCCAGCAACTTTCAACTGGGTCCAACCCCTCTCTACAGGGTATGATATGTACCGACTCGTTCGTTGTGAGATCATATACACACCTCGGTGTGCCGTTACGACGACGGGATCAGTGGTGCTGGCTTATGATCCGGACGCTAGTGATGTCAATCCTGATAATGTCACCGATCTTCTCAATATGGCAGGTGCTGAATCTGGTTCTGCCTATAGCCCTCTATCGCTTGTCCCCAATATCAAGCAGATTGATCGCTACATTCGTGACAACAGCACTAGCGACCCCAAGCTTGTGGATGCTGGGAAGATACTTGTTGCTAGCTATGGCCAGCAAACGAGCACTGCACCATTTGCACTCGGGGAAATCCGGTTCGCCTACACTCTCCAACTCATTGTCCCGCAACCTCATTCCACTGGGGTGCAGCGGTTGGGGAGTGCCCCCCCAGTCGGTAGGGCCTGCATTCGCACGTTAACCAGCGTGGTCAACACTACTTCCAGGTTAGCTGACTACACGCTAACACTGAAGACAGCTGGTTCGTACATGATTTCTGCGGTTGATGCTTCCTCGCATACAAAGCATAAAGCAAACCAACTTTGGAAGGTTTCGAGTGGAAGGAGTTACTGGAGCCGGGCAACCAATGTTGATATTCGCTCGGCCCTCAAATCCGGGGCCACCATCACCTTCGAGGCTGCTACTGATAGTAACGCGGAGGTGTATGTCGTGCGTGACAGTGGCATAAACGACACTATTGTCGTCCCTAGCCTGCATGTGCCGGTAAACCCAAAATCTCTGTGATAAACTTCTGGCCCTCCATGGGGTGCGCGTCCGCAACTTTGCGCAGTACCACGGACATCCAGAAGTGCCTTGCGGGGCGCGTCACTGAGGCCAAAAATAGAGTGTAGCAACTCCCTCTGTTGGGGAGCCAAGTAGGACCTACTAACAGGCTGTCTGAGCCTACCTAGCGTACTGGGACAGAAATCCTTCGGGTGGGGTGTCCTGGAACATAATCAGATAATGATAGGGGTGGTAGCATGCCACCCCCCCCCC